TTATGATAACCATTAGTATCAGTAACATTACCCTCACTGTCAAGGAACTTCCCTACAAGGTTTTTAATGTTAGATTGGTTTTCTGCAACTTTATCTTTGTTTTGAATATTATACTTATATTTCTTTTCACCAACACTGATATCAAAACCTTTGAAATCATCGCTAAAAAGCTTTTTTGTATTATCTTTGAACGTTTGATGCTGTTGCTCAGCTTGTTTTTGCTCCTTATTATATCTATTGAAAAAGTCCATAGCTTTTTGTTGGTCTTGAGTAACGCCCGGTCTCAACTTGATCTCGTCGTAATATTTACTTTTAGTTTCCTCTAAAAAGTTTTTGGCTTTTGCAACTTCTTCTTTGAACGCAAGTTTCTTTTTTCTTACGTCTCTTTCCTCATCTATGTCTTCATCATAATCAAAATCTTCTAACAAGAGTTCAACATCTGAATTATCTAAATAAGGTTTATTTTTTTTGTAATACTCTTTTAATAAAGTTTTATCGTCTATATTGCTATAGTCAGCATTTAAACGAGTATAGTCTTCTATTGTTCCGCCAGTTTCTTCCATGAATGAAACTAGCTTTTCAATATTTTCAGGTAATGGTTTACCTAATACTTTTTCATCTCTTATAGCTTCTTTAACTTCAGCTTCAACTTCTTTAGTATCTGCCTCTGTTACTTCTTTGATTGGAGAAAACCCTTCAACATCCTTGTTGGACTCTTGTACAGGTTCTCCCACCTTTGTGCTATCTCCGGATGGTTCTTCCACAGATACCTCCTTTGTTTCTCCGACTTGAATGGCATCTTCTTCTTCTTTTTTAATTTCAACCTTAGTTACATTGCTTTCTAGCTCAACTAATGGTTCTTTAGGATTAACATTAATCTTTGTAATGTTATCTTTTGTTTCGTTTAATTTTTTAGGTGTTTTCTTTTTTGTTTTTAATTTAAACTCACCCTCCTGCTTAACAGGTTCATTTGTTTTTACTTCTGACATAATATAATATAATTAAATAATTAAATGCGTTTACATGAACGCGTCCATACCCATATCGGGTTGATTTTCAAAGTCTATTGGTAAGCCATCATTTTTTCTTTGGCTTATCATTTCACTTTGTTGAGTTGCTTGTATTTTTGTTCTTTTGTCTTTGCGGTCTTCTATTTTATTTTCTTTTTGTTGAGACACTTGAGAATCTAGCTGTTTTAATTTCATATCGTATTCAAACTGCTGTTGCATTTCTCTTAATTTAATATTAGCAGCTTGCTCCATTTTTTGTATCTCCATTTGAGTTCTAGCTTGTTCATATTGAACTTTAGAACCGCTTATAGCCTCTTGTTTTTGAACTTCAGCCATAGCTGTTTTTTCAGCTGTTTCAGCTTGTGCTGCACCTTGAGCCTGTATATTAGACTGCTGTATTTGCATGTCTTTTTCTTGCTTTTGCTTACGTTTTATTTTAAGCATTTGATTAGCAAGCTTTAAATTTTTAATTTGTCTAAGGTCAATCGCGTCTTCGAGGTTTATACCTCCTTGCTGTATAGAAGCTTGTATGTTTTGCTCTAGTTGAGCCTTTTCTTCTTCATCGGGTTCTAATTCTAGAAATATACCAAAATCGTGAAGATTTAATTTAACTATTTCTTCTAAAGTTTTTATGTTAAAAGTTGATATAGAGTTTTGTAAAGATGATCTTGTAAGTGGAAACTCTAAAGCATCCCCTATTTTTAACGTTATATTTTCAGCTATTCTAAGAGTTAAATAAAGACTTGACTGATTAATGTGTTTGGTAGCGGTATTAGAGGCGCTAGCGGCTAGTTTCTGTAAACCTATTAAAGTGTTTCGATCTGGTAAACTACCGTCTCTAGCTTCATTTAAACCTGTTACATCGCGTATCATTTGCAGGTAATACTGATATGTTGTAATTAAACTTTGTATTTTTGCACCACCGCTACTGCTTTGAAGTTCTTGTACTGGAATTTTACCTCTATTAACCTCACCATCTTGAGTAAGTGATCTACCAACAACGGAACCTGTTTGAAAATACATACTTAAAGCCTCTGCTGGATTGTAGTTAGTGCCGTTGCCTAAATCAACCTCAGCTAAACCGTCCATATCTAAATAAACACCGTCTGGAACCATTCGAGAGATCACTTGTTGTAGCTTTAAGTGTGTTATTTGTATCATGTCTGCAAATCCAGTGCACTTACTAACTAAAGACTCTATTCTACCCTTGTATATTCTAGGTGCACAAATAGCATAATTCATTTCTACTTTTGTAGTGTCAGCATATGGCCTTGTCATGTTTTCAGCTAATTCCCACTTAAGCATAGTATCAGTACCTAGTACTTTAGCTCCACTATATAAAACCTCTATAGATCTTGACACTCTTTCAAACATGTCATTTTCTGGTGGATCAAACGTGTCTGGCTTTTCAATAGCTTTCATTAAGCCCTGATCTGTTTGTTTTATTTTAAAAACTTGATTATGGTAAGTTTTATAATCAAAATAAAGAACTTGAACAGTATTGTTGTCGTAATTACCATAGCCAGTTATATAAGACTTATTACCTGGCATGTTTTGTATACGCTCTAATTCATCTTTAGATATATTAGGAAACTCTTTTTTCAACTCTGGTATAGTTATAGATTTAACTTCACCTACGTAATATATATCTTGAAAATTAGGATCTTCAGTATAAGAATACACCATATAAGCTGGATCAACGTAATCAACAGTAATACCATTTGAAGTATTAAAACTGGTTTTAGTAGCGGCTATTCCGCACACTGTTAAATCCATGTTTAATCTTCTTCTTGTTAAATTATATTTATTTTGAGCCATTACAGTAGACACAGCTTCTTCTTGAGCTATTTCTATAGACTGCTTGTAGCTTAGTTGCATGTGTAATTCTAAATCTTCTTTAGACTCAGGAATTACATCTTTATCAGGTGATTGATAAGCATTTATACCAAGGGTATCATTTAGTTTTTCTAAAAAAGAACTTGCAATCATGTCTTCATAAAGCTTAGATGCGTAACTAGTTCTTTTTCTTACAGACTCAGGATCTTGTGCATATGCTTTTATTTCATATGCTTTTTGAGATATACCATTTACTACTATGTCTACAAACTTAGATAATATAGGTACAGGCGTCCAGTCTAAGTTTAAATAAGATAAATCTCCATTTATAGAAAGTTCATCTTTATACTTTTGAACACTTTGTTCGCCTCTAGCGTAAAGTCTTAATTGATTAAAATTATTCCAATTAGTTAAATATCTATTACCTGTAGTTCGACCTTGATCAAACCACTCACCTTCTATTGCTTGAGCAACCTGCTTGCCATATTCAATGCTAGCTTTTTCTTGGTCACTAACAACTTGGCTAGGAAATGCACTTCTAGTATTGGTGTATATATTCATTTAACTTATTATTTTTGATGTAGTACCTCTGTTATCATATTTTTTTATACCTAATTCAACAGCGCGTCTTAAAATAGGTGCGCTAGGTGTGTATCTATGCTTGTTACAAGCCATAAGAGCTAGTCCAGAACTAATAGAGGCATCATGCTTTGTTCTGTTGTTTATGTTAAATTTAGCCCAGTCTTCTAATGTTTTCTGAAAATACATATCTCCGTATCCACTGTCTTTTAAACCTACAAAATCTTCTATATATGATTCTATAGCGGCAGCGTGAGCTTGTTTTATATCTTCACTAGAGTTTGGTATACCACCTAGTTCTCTTTCTGTTATAGATAATTTATTTCTTTTTCTATCAGGTCTATTCATTGAAAAACCCCTGTAACCTCTTCTTTTGAAATGATACAACAATCTTGGTTTGTTGTTTTCAGCAAGTATTGGCATGCCGTAAAACACACAAGCCATAAGTACATCTTCAAAAAATATTTCAGCTGTTTGAGGTCTTGCTATATATTCTAAAAAGAAATGGTTTGGTGGTGTATCACTCATTGAAAACTTTGTTAAACCGTGTAAAGATCCTTTAGAACCTCTTTTATCTACAGTTCCAGATATATCATATGGATCACATCCAAAAGCGCCTAAGCTTTCATTTAAAGGATATTTTTTACCATTTTTAACAATAATATTATTTTGCATTTCCAGCTTAGGAACCCAAGTAACTAAAAACCTACCGTTTTTATTTGGTACAAAAATTACTTCAGAATCTATAACACCGTTTTTCCAAGAAAAACTTCCTTGAGTAATGTTGATAGAGTTTCTTAAATCTTCATTAAAATCTATTTGCTCGTAAATTTTAGTTAGATTAAATAAAGACTCTTTTGATTCATCTCTAAAAGCATGCTTTGTTGTTCTTGGAAACTGTCTATAAAATTCATTTAAAGCATCTTGATCTTGCTTAAGTCCTTCAACTTCATTGTCCCAATATTCTATTACACCTAAATCTATTATTTCACCCTGTGGACCACTTATTTTTTTTGCTGGCGTATCGAAGACAGGTATTCCATAAGAATCAATGTATCCTTCGTAATTCCACTCCATAGGTATAAACAAGCTATATAGTCCAGAGCGAGTTTGTCCATTCGCGTTTCGTTGAGTGACGTCTGAGTCATTGTATAATTTCTTAAAGTTATCACCTCCTTTATCCAATGAGTTACTAGTTGAACCCATCATGCACTTACCTATAATTCTACTACCTAATCGTAAACAGGTTTTCGTGACGCGCCAGTTGTTGAGGATATTCGTCGGACGCTCCCATTTACCGCTTTCGTCGTGGACGAGTAGCTTGAGCTTCTCACCGTCATACGAGTTGTCCCCCGTGTTTTTCCAATCGATGGTCGTGTCAAGGCCGTCGAGCTCACGTAACGCTTGATTACCCTCGAGTTTTTTACGCGTGTATTTTGTCGCGGGTACTCTGTAGGCAAGTTCAGTTTTGGGGCGGTCCATACCATCTTGTATCGGCTTGAAAAAGAACGGGTAATTAACCGATATCGGTACCACCTTATCTGTGAACATCTTCTTTGCATCCGGTCCACTTTTTGATAAAATGCCATATCTGGAGTCGCTTGATATGGTTGCCAGGTTAACCACCTCGCCTGATGCCATAAAGGAAAACCCAGAACGTCTATTCTTAAGGTAGCACAATCCATAGGATCGTACATCGGCCTTACAAGCTTCCCAGAATATGTAGAATAATCTGTTTGCTTCCCTAAAGTCTGGCTGCCCAACGTCAATTTTGCTCCACTGCAAGTACATATAGTGAGTACCAGTAAGGTAAGTAGCCAAACCTTTATTATAGAACCAAAATCCCTGTTCTCTTTTATTAAATTCATTATCGATGTAATCATACCACTTTTCTTTAAAGTCCACTGGATATTGTTCCCAATCAAATACAGACTTTATTTTTTTTAATTCCTTAGGGTATTGAGTATACTCCCATTTATTTGTTTCAAACTTGTATATATTACTAGCTTTTGGTAAAGCTATTTTTAAATTTTGTATTTCATATATATCACCTATAGTGCCGTTTTTACTTATAATAACAACATCATGTTCTTTGTTGTATCCATACTCCCATTTTTTATAACGGTTCATACGGTTAACAACCTTAGGTTTAATATGATCTTTTAAGATCTTGTATAATGATTGCTTGTACATTATCTCTTAGATCTACCTTCTGCAAAACCTTTAAAAGTTCTTTCTTCTTTAACTTCTTTAGGTTTTTCGTTTAGCATATTTTCTTCTTCTTCAATGCGATTAAGTATTTCAAAAGCATCGAATATAGCTAGCTTTTTAGTAGCTGCTGCGTTTTTAAGTCTGTCAGCTGATATATCATCATCTGAATCAACAATAGCTTCTTTAGCTACTTTGATTAACTCCTCAACTGCTCGCTGCCCAG